AGATTTTGATTTTGACGATATAAAAGCAAATTTAAAATCATTTTTACAAGATCAATCAGAATTCCAAGACTATGACTTTGAAGGTTCTGGTTTTGCTGTCTTATTAGACTTACTTGCTTACAATACACACTACTTAGGTTTCAATGCCAATATGTTGGCAAATGAAATGTACCTAGACAGCGCTGATATTAGAAAGAACATTGTATCATTAGCAAAGATGTTAGGTTACACTCCAACATCACCCAAATCACCTACAGCAACAATAGACATTTTATTAAATAATGTTACTGGTAGTCCAGCAACTGTAACTATGGCTAAAGGTACTGCATTTACAACTACTGTTGATGGTGAAACTTATCAGTTTGTTACAAATGCTGCTCACACAATGACACCTATTAATGGTGTTTATACTTTTTCTAATATTTCAATTTTTGAAGGTACTTTAGTTACGTTTAAATATACAGCTGATAGTACAGATGTTGACCAAAGATTTATAATACCAAGTGTTAGCGCTGATACATCTACTTTAAAAGTTTCAGTGCAAAATTCAGCTAGTGATACCACAACTAGTACATATACATTGGCAACTGGTATTACAAGTATATCAGCAACATCTAAAGTTTATTTCTTACAAGAAATGGAAGATGGTAAATTTGAAGTTTACTTTGGTGATGACGTATTAGGAAATAAATTAGACGATGGTAACATTGTTATACTAGAATACATTGTATCTAATAAAGATGAAGCAAATGGCGCAAGTTCATTTACACTATCAGGTAACATAGGTGGTTTTTCAGATGTAAGTATAACAACTGTATCAAATGCTCAAGGTGGCGCAGAGGCTCAAACAAAAGAGTCAATAAGATTTAATGCACCACTACAATATTCAGCACAAGATAGGGCTGTTACATCAGCAGACTATGAAACAATAGTGCAATCATTATATCCAAATGCTCAATCAGTATCTGCTTGGGGTGGTGAAGATGATGAAACACCACAATATGGAGTAGTTAAGATTGCGATTAAAGCAGCATCAGGTTCAACTTTAACAAATACAACCAAAACAGATTTAGTAACGCAGTTAAAAAAATATAATGTTGCTTCTGTAAGACCAGAAATTGTTGATCCAGAAATAACAAAAATATTATTAACATCTACGATTAAATTTGATGCAAAATCTACAACTAAAACAGCAACAACTTTAAAATCAGATGTATTAACTACATTAACAAATTATAATACTAGTACACTATCACAATTTGATGGCGTGTTTAGATATTCAAAAGTTTCTAGTTTAATTGATGCAACAGATAATTCTATATTATCAAATATAACAACTTTAAAAATTAGAAAAGATTTTACTCCTACATTAGCTTCATCTACAAAGTATAATGTTTATTTTAGAAACGCATTATATAATCCACACTCAGGACATAATTCATCTGCTGGTGGTATATTAGAAAGCTCGGGTTTTAAAGTATCTGGTGACAGTTCAACAGTATTTTATTTAGATGATGATGGCGCAGGTAATATAAGACGTTATAGTTTTTCAGGCTCTACAAGAGTTTATGCAAACGAAACTCAAGGTACTATTAATTATACTAATGGAGCAATAACTATAAACTCTTTAAGTGTATTAAGTGTAGAAAATATTAGAGGCGCAGCTTCATCAAAAATAGAATTAACAGTCACACCTTCTTCAAATGATGTAGTACCAGTAAGAGATCAAATAATAGAAATTGATACAGCTAATTCATCTATCACAGTAACTGCTGATACTTTTGTTGGAGGTTCTGCTGAAGCAGGAGTAGGATATACAACAACTAGTAGTTACTAATGGCTAAATTTACCAAAAAGATAACCAACTTAATTAATCAACAAGTACCAGAGTTTGTACTTAGCGATCACCCTAAATTTTTAGAGTTTATAAAAACTTATTATAGATTTATGGAATCCTCAGAAATAACTGTGGATAATGTTGAATTAACTGATGGTATACAATTAGAAACAGAAACAGCTCAAACAAACAATCTAGTTTTAAACGCATCTAAATTAGATACTGATAGAACATCACTAGACGCAGGTGATAAGATACTTTTAGAAGATACTGGTTTTGGTAAGTTTCAAAGAGGTGAAATAGTTACAGGTCAAACTTCAAACGCAACTGCAACTGTATTATCAGAAGATTTAGTTAATAATAGATTATTCATATCAGCACAAGATAAGTTTATACAAGATGAGGTTATCATAGGTGCAACTTCTACAGCAAGAGCAACTATATCTAATTATAGACCTAATCCTGTAAATAATATACAAGACTTATTAAACTTCCGTGATCCTGATAAAGCTATTTCAAACTTCCTAACAAAATTTAGAAATGAGTTTTTAAATACTTTACCTGAAACTTTAGATGGTAATGTAGATAAAAGAAAACTAATTAAAAATATTAAATCTGTTTATAGAGCAAAAGGTACTGCTAGAGGACATGAAGTATTTTTTAGATTTTTATTTAATTTAGATTCTGAGATTTTTTATCCTAGAGAGCAAATGTTAAGAGCATCGGATGGTCAATTTGATACAAAAAAAATATTAAGAGCAATTGCCACTGTAGGTGATACATCTGATTTAATTGGTAGAACAATTACAGGTCAAACATCTAGCGCTACTGCTATTATAGAAAATGTATTTAAATTTCAAATAGGTGCAAATACAGTAAGTGAATTTATATTAAATGAAGATAGTATTACAGGCACTTTTGTAACTTCAGAAGAAGTAAGAGGTACATCAACAGATGAATCAGATACGTTTATTAAAGCAACTGTTACAGGTATACCTGATATTGTTTCTATTACAAATGATGGTGGATTATTATCACCAGATGATGCTATCACACTAACGGGTGGTGGTACAGGTGCAATTATTCAAGTAGATAACGTAGGGTCAGGTGGTATAACAGAATTATTAATTGATGACGCTGGTTCTGGCTATGCAATTGGTGATGATTTAACATTTACAAACACAAATACAAATGGTGGTGGTGTAGTCGCAAAAGTATCTGTTGTCAATGGTGGTATTACACCAGAGAACGGAACAACAGGCGCAACGTCAACAGACCATATTGTATTAGAAGATGAGACAGTTAGAGGTGATGTATATACTGGAAACAAAATTGTACAAGAAGCTGGATCAGGTAATGAAGATATTACTGATATAAGAATTATTGATAGTGGTAGTGGTTTCACATCTTTACCTACTGCAGTTGTATCAACAGGTAGTGGTGGTAGTGGAGCAAAAGTTATTCCATATGGTGCAGAAATAGGTAGATTACTTAACACTAAAAAAATTGAGACAGGCTCAGGGTTTGAAGCATCACCTAGTCCAACAATGAGTTTACCAAGCACAATTATCATAAAAGATAAAACATCAGGTAATTTTATAGAAGGTGAATCTATTAGAGGTTTTGATGCTAGTTCAACAGGGGTAACAGCAACATTTGTATCTTTTAGTTCTGCGAACAATTTATTGGTTGTAAAAGATGCGACTGGTGAGTTTTTAGCAAATACGACAATCACAGGTGCGTCTTCAGAAGTAACAGCTACAGTTCTTAAAAATGATTTAGCAACTGCCACAATAACAGTTGGCGCAGTTGTAGATACAGCTGGTTCTTTCTTAAATGAAGATGGACACTTATCAGAAACAACAATGAAGATACAAGATAGTTTATACTATCAGGATTTCTCTTATGTGATTAAAGTTGGTAGATCAATTAATGACTGGCGAGATAGTTTTAAAAAGACTATGCACACAGCTGGTTTTTATTTTACTGGACAGGTTGATATTACAAGTCAAGTAAATAACCAAATTAGAAGTTTCACAGGTGTAAACAGTGGATTAGAATTTGATCCAGGTATTGACCTAGTAATTAATACTCTATTCTCTACTATATTTGGTAGAAGACTTGGTACAGTAGATGATGGTACTACTTTAAGAGGTACACCAGAGTTAGGAATTGATCCAGACTTTACAGATTCTACAAGTGAACACTTTACAGCAAATACTAGAGACTTAACTTTAAAAAGAGAATTATCACTTAAATTTAGAGTAGGATTTAATCCTATCACTATTAGAGGATCAGCAAATAAGTATGGGTATGCGTATTGTGGACCAAGAATGCACACCATTAACAAATACGCACTAAATATGATGAGTGGAAGTGGGGGTAGAGCTCAAACAACTACAATAGGGGGTGCCTCAGATAGTACAGTTACTACTGCGATCTCACCTATGCAGATGCATAACTGGGCTAATTTTAGATTAACAGGAACGTACAATACGAGTTTAGATGGTGAGTTAGTACAATTCCAAGATATAACAAATAGGGATTTAAAAACAAATTTAGCGTTACCAACTGAAATCACAGAAAGTTAGCGTATAAATATAATTAAGAAAAAGAGGAAACAATGCCAGCAATAATAACAAACAAATTTAGAATCCACAATCAGGAACAATTTGTGGAATCATTTACAGAATCAGCGGCTAATGTGTACTATCTAGGTATAGGTAGACCACAAGCATTCGCAACATCAACAAGACCAGACGCAAGAACAGACAACGAGGGTACAGATGCTAGTCCACTAACACCTGTAGATTCAATAGGAGACGAGTTCTATCACTTTGACGATATGCTGGCAGCAAAAAAAGTGACAAGTTCAGATGTTTCTATTGTTATTCCTCGTAGAAACTGGACAACTGGTACAGTTTATGATTATTATAGACATGATTATGGAAATAGGGTAACTGGCACTACAAATACTCAAACAGCAAATAGTGGTGCAACAAGTTTATTTGACGCAACTTTCTATGTTATGTCAAGTGCTTTCAATGTGTACAAATGTTTAGATAACAATGGTAATGCTAATTCAACGGTAGAGCCAACTGGTACATCTTCATCTATACTTACAACTGGAGATGGATACAAATGGAAATATATGTACACTTTATCTGCGACTCAACAATCAAACTTTTTATCAACAGACTTTATGGCAGTC